TGTCGTTCTTTAATGGGTTAATATGACATATATTTCACATGAAATTCCCCGATGTTTAATAGATGAACATCAAGACTTTATTAGCGATTATCAATTTGTATTACTTCATAAAATTCTAGAAGATAAAGATTACGCAGAGATGGTTTGTGACTTTGCGAATAATGGAGAATTTACTTATCTTGATAATAGTTGTTTTGAATTGGGAGAATCATTAGATAATGATATTCTCTATGAATGGTTTCAAAGATTAGAACCAGACTTTGTAGTTCTTCCAGATGTTCTCGGAGATAGAAAAAGAACATTGGAAAGGTCGATTGAATTTGCTAATGATTATCCAGACACAATCCCTAATGGTATGCCCGTTATTCAAGGAGCAACACCAGATGAAATGATTGATTGTTATAATGACTTTACTGAGTATAGTGATAAATGGCCGATAATTGGTATACCTTTTGTTTATCGTTGGGCTGATAAAGACCCAACACTTCAAGCGAATGAAAGAATAAAGTTACTTGAAAGAATGGACAGAGAGTGTATTGATAGAGATATCAAACATCATCTATTAGGTACGTGGCAAGCAAGAGAATTTGCACATTATAGAGATTATAATTGGATTCATAGTATAGACACTTCCAATCCAGTAATGTCAGCATTAGATGGAACACCTTATGCAGGAGTTCATGGATTAACACAAAAACCAACATCAACATTTGATTCTGTTTATGATATGAAAGAAGAAGATATTGACTTAGATCTTTTATATTATAATGTTGATAGTTTTAGACAAATCGTTACGGGTAAATTTCCTGAGAGAAAATATCCAGAGAATTTAGATTATTTTAAATACTTTACATATTCAGGACAACATGGCTAATAAGATAGATCCAGAACACTATCAAAGTAATACAAAATTGGAAGCGATTGATGTTATAGAAGCTTTCGATTTAAATTTTCATCGCGGAAACGTTGTTAAGTATGTTTTGCGCGCAGGTAAAAAATCAGAAAAGGGTTACGAGAATAAAGATAAACAATTAGAAGATTTGAAAAAAGCTAAGTGGTATCTTGAAAGAGTAATCAAAAATGTTACGGAGGGCTAATGGACTTACGAGAAGCTAGAAATAAACTTCCAGAAGTTAAAGAAAATGTTGCGGTTATATTATCCGGTGGCATGGATAGTTCTATTGTTACAATGATGTTAGCCCGACATTATGGACCAGAAAAAGTATTTGCCTTAACATTTAATTATGGCCAAAAGCAAGCTGAAGAATGTATGAAGGCAAAAGAATTATGTCGTGAATTAGGTGTACCACATAAGCAATTAGATATAGGTTATTTCGGAGAGTTAGTTCAACCTATTAGTGCAAATATATCCGGCACTGATATTGACATGCCCGACATTAAAGAAGTGCTGGGAGATCCTCAACCGGTTACATATGTTCCGTTTAGGAATATGATGTTGTTAAGTAATGCATGTGCTTTTGCGGAAGTAGTAAATGCAGAATATATTTTTTGTGGACTTCAAGTTCACGATGAATATGGTTATTGGGACACAAGTCAAGCCTTTGTAGATGCATTAAATGGCATTACAGTACTAAATAGAACATTCAAAACACAAATTATTGCACCGTTCTCTTTATTAAGTAAAACAGAAGAATTAAAAATATGTAAAGAGCTAGGAACATTTAATTTATTAAAACATACATTAACATGTTACGATCCAGATGAAGAAGGTCGTAGTTGTGGAAGGTGTCCTTCTTGTTCTGAAAGAATTAAAGCGTTTCAGAATATTCAAGAAATAGATCCAATACCTTATCAGGAAGGCGATTAATGTGTAGTATTTCTGCAAGCAAGAGCAAAGAAGTTTTATTAAAATTAGTAGAACTTAATAGATATCGGGGCGAAGAATCTCATTCAGTTTCACAGTTTTTATATCACGAAGATTTAGATCCTGACGCCAATGGTTTTTATCTTAAACAACAGATTAAATCATATGGCCCTTTAGATGTAAAACAATTAGATGGTGAATGGGATTATTGTATTGTTCATCAACAAGCACCCACATCAAAAGAAGTTAATAATACTGATTTAGCAACAGGAAGATTTATTCACCCAGCTGTGAAAGGAAAATCTTATTTGTGGCATAATGGTATTATTAAAGAAGGAAAATTTGAAGGTGATTGGGATACAGAATGGTTGTTTGATCTTACATTAGATGATTTAGAAAAAAGCCCTCTTAAAAGATTTGATGCTAAGATAAGTGAAGCAGATGGTACATTCGCATGTATGATGCATCACGATAGTAGTATGTTTATATTTCGTAATGAAATTAGTCCTTTGTTTAGTGAAGGATCATCCTTTTCTTCTACTAAGTTTGAAAACTCTATTCCAGTGCCCGCAAATACAATGTGGGAATTAGATTATGAAATAGGTGTTTTAGTAGAACAATGGAAATTTGAAACAAAAGAAAACCCCTATCATTTTGGAGAATAATGTTTATACATCCCGTGAATGCCTCTACTGAGGTAACAAATATTGATGATACAATGATTCAACCGAATACTGTTGATTTACGAGTCGATAAGGTTTATCGAATCGGTGCAGGTCCAATGCACATAGATGAAGAAGAAAAGATACATCGAAAGTCAATAGAAATATTTCCTGATGAAGATGGTAATTTTCTTTTAAGTCCAGGCTGTTATGAAATACAATCCAATCAACAAGTAGAAATAGCAGAAGGGGAAATTGCTCTTGTTCTTGGTAGAAGCACTTTTAATAGAAATGGCGTTTTGATTATCAGTTCAATTTATGATTCAGGTTTTAAAGATTATGCAGGGGCGACTGTGTATAATATTGGTGGAGAAGCAACCGTTAAGCCTAATACGCGATTCGCACATTTAATTATTGCAAAAGCGGAATCCTTACATAAATATGATGGAGACTATGGCGAAAAAAATTGAAAATAAAGAAAAAGAAACTATAATAAAAATGCTGACCCCTGAAACATTCAATTTGGATGTTAAGAAGTTGTCAGATAAAATGCCGGTAATGGATGCAATTCTACATTATTGTGAAATGAATAAATTAGAATATGAAACAGCTGCCTCTTTAATATCTACAGATTTAAAAAGAGTCTTACGAGCTGAAGCTGAAGAATTAAATTTCATACCGACCACATCGAAACTACCTATCAATGTTTAAAAAAGTAAAAGAAAGTTGGGAAAATATTTGGTTACCTCGAATTCAAGAGGGAAAAACAAAAGTTGAATTAGAGAGAGATAAACATTATGAAACTCGTTGGGTTTGGTATCACACCTGTCTTGCTTTAGAGCAGCTTATTATCATTATTATATTAATAGGAATTTGGTGGAAATTATAGTATCAATATGCCATGAATGAATTTGAGTGTTATAGTCTTTATACCTCTCTTAAATTACATTTTACTACAGATTACGATTACTTTAAGTATAATGGTAAATGTAATGTTACACCTGAGTCGTTTAACAAGCGAAGAGAGCGATTCTTTTTTAAGAAATTATCTAGAGAATATCCAGATCCAGAATTAAGAGATTTTCTAGTATCGAACTTTTTAAGTGATATAAATATGTGGATAGGGGATGCTTTTGGTGAGAAGTGTGTTTCAACCTATCGTGACTGGCGGAAACGTATTGAGAGTTTACAATACATTTTTCGTGAAGATTGTTCGAACATCATGTCAGATGATTCGAATGAATTCAATGCTTTATTTGAAGTAGTAGATGGACAACATCCACCTATTCTTCGTTATGCTTTAGCGAAAAAAATAAACATTGAATCTTTTATCATCCTAGATGATATTTTATGTTTCATACCTAAATTTAATAGAGATCTTCAGGACCCAATCGTGTGGCCGGACTACTATAAGAAGTGTGTGAAATATAAGCCATTCTTTACTCATGAATTTGAAGCAAGTAGAAAAAGCTTGAAAAAAGTTCTTGACATTTAATAAAGAATGTTATATAATATATGTTATATTATGATTAAGTGAACAAAGCGTATACAACGAAACAAAGCAGTTATAAGGAGAAATATGTCGTTTGCAGATATGAAAAAGAAAAGAGGTTCCTCATTAAGCCACCTCAGCGAAGAGCTTAATAAAATCAACAATCCCGGATTTGGTGTAGATGAACGTTTTTGGAAAGCCGACTTAGATAAGGCTGGAAACGGTTATGCAGTCATCAGATTCTTGCCCCCTATTGAAGGAGAAGATCTTCCTTGGGTTCGTCTTTTCAATCATGGTTTTCAAGGACCAGGTGGATGGTATATTGAAAACAGTCTTACTACTCTTGGTAAGAAGGATCCAGTTTCTGAATATAATTCAGGTCTTTGGGCTACAGGTGTAGAAGCGAATAAAGATATTGTTCGTAAACAGAAAAGACGTTTGACTTATTATACCAATATTATGGTAGTTGAAGATTCAAAGCGTCCTGAAAATGAAGGAAAAGTTTTCCTTTTTAAATTCGGGAAGAAGATCTTTGATAAAGTCAATGATCAGATGAATCCTCAATTTGAGGACGAAACACCTGTTAATCCTTTTGATTTCTGGGAAGGAGCGAATTTCAAATTGAAGATTCGTAAGGTAGAAGGCTTTACAAATTATGATAAAGCTGAATTTGCTGCTCCTACACCATTGTCAGAAAATGACGAAGACATGGAAAGGGTTTGGAAACAACAGTATCCACTTCAAGAATTTTTGAAGCTTGATAACTTCAAGTCATATGAAGAATTATCCTCACGTTTAAATAAAGTTCTTGGTAGAGGAATTGATCCTTCTATGCAGAGAGCTGAAGATACAGTGATAGGTCCTGTTGATCATACTAGTGTACCTTTTGATGGTGGAGTTCCTAATAGGCCTGCACCGCAACCAACTGTAAGTGCACAAGATGATAATTTGGATCAGGGTAGTATGGATTCTGGAGAAGGAGATACTCTTTCTTACTTTGCTAAATTAGCTGAAGAAGAATAATCATTCATTTAGTGGTCATCTACTGGGTGACCACTTTTAATCTTTCTTTTTCAAACTATCTTGAGTCGCATCTGTACTAGCGCGTTCATGCGTAACGACACCACTGCTATTATTAATTGTTTGAGAATTATCTGATGCATCAACTGAAGATTTTTGAGCTTCTCTTGCTGCTCTTTCTTCGTCTCTCTTTCTTTTCCTGTACTCTTCATTGGCTGCCATAAGTCTTTTATATGCTTCTGGATCTTTTCTTTCCATTTCAGCACGTTGGTAAGCTTTTGAATCGGTACCAAAAATTCCTTTTGCTGCTGTTTTTCCCAATGTTCCCATGTCCATCATCAATCCTGCAATAAATTGAGGAATCCTTTTGATGAAGGCGAAGACTGG